CATGAAATAATGCCAAATCCAATAGACCTTGCAATGATGTTGCGTAAAAAAGTTGCGTATGACAAAGCAGGAAATCCTATTGATTTAACAAGACCAATAGTGTTTGATGAGGGTGGTAATGAACCTCATACTGAACTTTCTATGACAGAATTAGCAAAAGACTTAGGATTGCCAGGCAAAGGTTATGTCAATGTTCCTAGTATTTATGATGGAAAAATTTATAATCCTGACACAGAATTTGACCAAATTAAGAAACAAGTGCAAAAATTAGCTGCTCAAGGAGAGAAGTTCCCTACACATCCAACAGTAGGCATAGCAGAATTTAATGCAATACAACGATCTAAAGATATTGGTAAAGTTCGAGAAAAAGAACTTCAAGATGCTACTAGAAAACAAATGATCGAACTACGCATGAAAGAGATGGGATTATGAAACACATGACACGAGAGTATAAGAAAGAGGATGCTTTACTAAGGCCTAAAAAAGAATCTACGCTTGATAAAAAAGAAAAAGAAAGGATTATGCGTAAAGAAAAGATAACAAAAGCATTTAATAAGATAGTAAAAGACACTTTTTAAGGTACAATGAAGTTATCTAACTACTTGGATAACCTATGCAAATCAAAGAAATTGAAGTATCAAAGCTAATCCCTTACGCTAATAATTCAAGAACCCATGATGATGCCCAGGTTGCACAATTAGCAGCCTCAATAAAAGAATTTGGATTTAGAAATCCTATTTTAGTAGATGGAGTAGGAATAATAGCTGGTCATGGCCGACTAATGGCAGCAAGAAAACTTGGACTAGAGAAAGTTCCAACGATTGACTGCTCAGACATGACAGAAATTCAAAAGAAGGCTTACATTATAGCCGACAATAAATTAGCATTAAATTCAGGTTGGGATACCAATTTACTCAGTTTAGAGTTAGAACAATTAGATGCTGATGGGTTCAATCTTGAACTACTAGGATTTGATAGTAAAGAACTAGACGAGTTACTCGCACCAGAGGTAGTAGAGGGATTAACGGATGAGGATGCTGTACCTGATGTTCCTGACGAACCTAAAACTAAGCTAGGCGATATATATATTCTTGGAAATCATAGACTTATGTGTGGGGATAGCACAAGTATTACAGATGTAGAAAAGTTGATGGATGGGAAAAAGGCTGACATGGTATTTACATCTCCTCCTTATAATGCAAACACTATGGCTGGTGATGGAGGTGTTTTTGATTCAAAGCCAGTCAAATTATATAAAGAAGGATATTCTGATAACCTAAGTTCTGCAGATTACATTGATTTTATTAAATCAGTTTTAAATATATGCTTTACAGTTACTGATGGATTTATTTTTTGGAATGTAAATTACAATGCAAAATCTAAATTTGAATATATCAAACAAATAGAAGATAGGATTGATTACCTTGTTGAACAGATATGTTGGAAAAAAAGTTCAACAATACCATTTAAAGGTATGTTAAAGAGAGCCTGGGAACCTATATATGTCTTTTCAACAAACAAACAGAATTTAAATGTAAAGGAAATAACTGAAAATTTTTGGGAAGTTAGTAATGTAAATTCTCAGCATAAAGAACATAAGGCCTGTTTTCCTGTAGCTTTGCCAGAGAAAGGGATTCATTTAGTAAACGCTAATACAGGTATTATTTTTGAACCATTTTGTGGTAGTGGAACTACAGTTATTGCAGCAGAAAAGAATAATCGTAAATGCTATGGGATGGAATTAGACCCTAAATACTGTGATGTAATAGTAAAGCGTTGGGAAGATTTTACAGGTAAACAAGCAGTACTTTCGGAGTTATAAAATGGCTCAAGGAAAAAAACATGAACCAAAGCAACAAGATAGAGATACTGCGAGACGTTTATCTGCTCTGGGAGTGCCACATGAGGACATTGCTTTAAGGCTAAAAATATCCTCAGATACCCTTGTTAAGTATTACCAAGAGGAATTAGATGAGGGCAGAATTGATGCTAACTCAGCTATTGCAGGCACTTTGTTTAATCAAGCAAAGAAGGGTAATACGGCAGCTGCAATCTTTTGGCTAAAGACTAGGGCTAGGTGGAAAGAAACACAATCACATGAACATTCAGGGGTTGATGGTGGTGAAATACGGATAGCATGGGCAGATGAGACTCATAAAACTTAAATACAGGCCTAGAGAAGTATTTGAGGACTTTCACAAGCGTAAAGAACGATGGGCAGTATTAGTGGCTCATAGACGCTGTGGAAAGACTGTGGCTTGCATAAATGAATTAATAGTCAAAGCACTACTAGAAAACAAAAAAGATGCTCAGTACGCATATATTGCACCTTACTACGCACAGTCCAAATCAATAGCCTGGCAATACTTATTAAAATTTTCAGAGCCTTTTAGAACAAATCAAAACCAATCTGAGTTATGGATTGAATTATTCAATAAGGCTAGAATCCGTTTATTTGGTGCTGATAATCCTGATGCACTCAGGGGTTTATACCTAGATGGGGTAATTTTAGACGAATATGCCGATATGAAGCCTAGCGTATGGGGAAGTGTTTTAAGACCACTTTTAAGCGATAGATTGGGATGGGCTGTATTCATAGGCACACCCAAAGGTCACAATGCTTTTTATGATGTATTTTCTAATGCTGAAAAACAAGAAAATTGGTTTGTTAGGGTTCTTAGGGCTAGTCAAACTAAACTATTAGCTGATGCTGAATTAAAGGATGCGTTTGGTTCAATGACTCCTGATCAGTATCTCCAAGAGTTTGAATGTTCATTTGAGGCTGCCATAGTTGGTGCATACTATGGTAAAGAGATGCGTAATCTCACAGATGAGAGCAGAATTACGACAGTTGAGTATGATCCATTATTCCCTTGTCATACATCTTGGGACTTAGGTTATAGCGATGATACAGCAATCTTTTGGTTTCAAGCTGTGCATGGTGAGATACGAGTTCTTGATTATCACAGTAGTAATGGCGAGAACATTGATTACTATACAAACCTAATCAAGTCTAAAGAGAGGGAATATGGGTACAAATATGGTACTCATTGGCTACCTCACGATGCTAGAGCCAAGACTTTAAGTAGTGGTGGTAAGTCAGTAATTGAGCAAATAGCTACAAAAATACCTATAGAAACGCTTAAAATAGTACCTAATCTATCATTACAAGATGGAATACAAGCATCAAGGATGGCATTACAAAGGGCTTGGTTTGACACCAAATGTCAAGAGGGTATAGAATGTCTAAGACAGTACCAAAGAGAATATGACGAGGACAAGAAAGTCTTTAGGGATAAACCTAGACACGATTGGACAAGTCATGGTGCAGATGCGTGGAGATACCTCTCTATTGCATACAGAGAAGAAGAAAAACCAATCTTGAAAGACCACTCAATCAAGGGGTTATTTGTAGGACAAACAGATGTAACTTTGAATGAAATGTGGGCAGTATCGCCTAAACCTAGGAGTGGAAGAATATGAATCACGATTATACGGATTGGTATAACAGAATACTTAGCTACGAGAGAGCCTTTAAGAAGTGGGAAGGTCGAGCAGATAAGATACTAAAACGCTATCGTGACGATTCAAGAACACAGAACAATCCTAATGCTAGGTTTAACATTCTTTACAGTAATGTCCAAACAATAACTCCAGCTATTTTTGCTAGACTTCCTAGACCTGATGTAACTAGACGATTTAAAGACAACGATCCGATTGGTCGAGTAGCTTGCACTATGCTTGAAAGAGCATTGGAGTACGAGTTAGAACACTATTCAGACTATAAAACAGCGATGGATAGTGCAGTCTTTGACAGAATGATTGGTGGTAGAGGAACTGCATGGGTACGCTATGAACCACATATTGTTGCTGATGAACAGGGTTTGCCTGAAGATGGCTTGCAGATTACTGAAGATACAGACGAAGATGAATCAAACGAGGGTATGCTTTCTGAAGCACCTGAAAGAATTGAGTACGAATGTGCACCATGCGATTATGTCCATTGGAGAGACTTTGGTCACTCAG